TATTAACGTAACCCAAATCAAAAACGATTTTGGGTGTGGTATTTAGCGGAAAATAGCGGAAGATGGTAAGAAAAAGATGGATGAAAAGCAAATTAAGGCGGAGATCAAGCGATTAGAGAAGATTTTTGCAAACATAGACAAAGATAAGAGCGATTTGTGTAATCAGCTCATTCAAAATGCGGCTTTTATGGCTGTATCGCTCCGGGATCTTCAGGAACAGATTAAAAAAGATGGTTGGGTTGAAGATTATCAGAACGGAGCTAACCAAAAGGGCAGAAAAACAGGCTCGGCGGCTGTTTTATACACAAAATTGATAAATAACTATCGTCAGACGATAGGTGATTTGTGTAAGCTCCTGCCGAAAGGCGAGCAAGAGTTGGCCCGGATATCTTCCGATCCGATGGCTGACTTCTTGAACGATTGAAGATAGCACATGACTCCACAAACTATATTGTCAAATACAATGATGCAATACAAAGCGGGAAGATAGTCGCAGGCGAGAAGATAAAAAAAGTCTATGCGCAGTTGGCTAAAGATTGCAAGCGGAAGAGGGGATATCATTTTGATATAGATCGAGCTTCCCGAGTCATATATTTTGTGGAGACGTTCTGTCGACAGTCAAAAGGAGATATGGGTAAGCCGATAAAGCTTGAGCTGTTCCAAAAGGCAGCGTTGCAAGCAATATTTGGCTTTGTGGATGACGAGGACCGGAGAAAATACAACGAGGTCCTGTGGATAATGGGCCGAAAGAACGGAAAGTCGTGTTTGTTATCTGCTATCGGCCTTTATATGATGCTTGGGGATAAAGAGGGCGGCGCAGAGGTTGACTGCGTGGCATCTAAAAAGGATCAGGCCAAGATCGTGTTTGAGGAAGCAAAGAACATGGTCGTTCAGAGTCCTTACCTTGCAAAGTATATCAAGAAGCGCCGGACAGATATGTACTCTCCGTACAACTTCGGTGTATTTCAACCATTATCGAGTGATAGTAACACGCTTGACGGTCTTAACCCGCATTGCGGGATAATTGATGAGCTACACTCCATCAAAGACCGTAATATATACGATGTTGTTAAGCAGGGTATGTCGGCACGTAAGCAGCCGATGCTATTCCAAATAACGACATCGGGTATGAATCGCAATACCATATATGATGCGCAATATGAATACGCAGAAAAGGTGCTCAACGGTGATATAACCGATGAGCATTTTTTAGCTTTGATATACGAACTCGACAGCTCAAACGAGTGGACCGATCCGGATGCGTGGGTTAAGGCTAATCCCGGACTCGGACCGATCAAGTCAGTCAAGACGCTTACCGAGAACGTCGAAAAGGCGAAGAATGACCTTGCATTTAGGCCGACAGTCTTGACGAAAGACTTCAATCTTAAGAATGTCTCGGCTGATACATGGCTTACATGGGAACAGCTCGACAACGAGGACACATTTGAGATCGATGATGTGGTCAATACCTATGCTCTTGGTGGCTGTGACTTATCGGCAACAACGGACCTGACGTGCGCTACGCTCCTGATCCGCAAGAGAGACGATGAAAAGATTTATGTTTTGCAGCATTATTTCTTGCCGCAGGAGAGGATAGACAAGCTCGAAGCGACTACTACAAAGGAAGCACCGTACAAAACGTGGGCAGACAGAGGGTTGTTGACGTTGTGTCAAGGCTCAATGGTCAATTATTCCGACGTGACAGCGTGGTTTCAGGAAATGCGGGACAAATACCGAATTGATATGTGGCGCTGTGGTTATGACCGGGCGCTCGCAGGGTATTGGGCCGAGGAAATGGCTTCGGTGTTTGGCGATTCCGTCATGGAAAAGGTCGTACAGGGCCCGATAACATGGACTGCACCGATGAAAGAGCTCGGAGCCATGTTATCCGACAAAATGATTAACTATAACAACAATCCAATGCTTAAATGGTGTTTATCGAATACCGGGGTAAAGACATCGGGAACTGTTGAAAGCATACAGCCTGTCAAGATACAGCAGAACAGGCGTATCGATGGTATGGTATCACTTCTGAATGCCTATACCATATATGTGAAATATAGAGAGGACTATCTAAACCTTGTAGGATGAGGGAGCAGAAATGGCTTTTTGGAACAAACGCAATGCAGTAGGGGCAACGACATCGAGGACATCGGTTGTACCCATAAATACGGAATGTTGGTCTTATAGATCATTCCGGGGAGATTTGGCACAGCTTGATGTAATTGCCATGAGTATCGACGCTTTGGCTCGTAATATCGGCAAAATAGAGCTAAAGAGCGTACAGCGTAAGAAAGATTCCGTCATGGTAACGGATCTGACATCAGATGTGGCCCGAGTGCTCGCACATCCTAACCCATACATGACATCGTATGATTTTCTTTATAAGGTGGCGAGCCTTTACTTTTTAAGCAATAACGTGTTTATATGGCCCGAATACAGCAAAAAGGGCGAGCTTGTAGCGCTGTGGCCTATCAATTACACGAGTTTTACGCTTAAAAAGGCCGACAATGGCATACTCGTCGCACAGTTCCAACTTAACTATTTCAAGACGTATACGGTACCTTATTCGAGGCTTATACACCTGCGTAATAAGTACATGACGGATGATTTGTTTGGTGATACGAATGATGCCCTTAACCCGATAGCAGAACTTGCAAACGCACAAAATCAGGGCATCATAAATGGGATAAAGAACTCGGCACTCATCCGGGGAATACTAAAGTCAATCAATGTCATCAAAGAAGAGGATCTGACAAGGGCAAGGGATCAGTTCGTAAGAGATAACCTTGCGGCACAGAACTCCGGCGGCGTGATGGTCATTGATGGAAAGTTTGATTATCAGAATATCGAGAGCAAGCCTTATATAGTAGATGCGGACACCTTAAAAGAAGTTAAGGACCGCATTTTTTCATACTTTGGTGTCAACGAGGGTTTTGTACAGAATAAGTTTACACCGGAGGAATATGAGGCGGTTTATGAGGGCCGCATAGAGCCATTTGCAATGATGATAAGTCAGGCGTTTACGTTTCACCTGTTTACGCCTCGTGAGCGTGGTTTTGGCAACGAGATCGAGGCGAACATGGCGAAGCTCAAATATCAGCCTATGACGGTCATCACAAGGGTTATAGCGGCAACAAATCAGCTCGGCTTATTTACTCGTGATGAATACAGAGAAATGCTCGGTTATCAGCCTCTCGGTCCGGATCGGGGCGGTGACGAGATAATGATAGCAGTCAACAATATGGAAGCTGACGATCAGATCAAACAGGAAGAAAAAGACGAGAATAAAAAAGAGGACAAAAAGTATGAATAAGGAGAAAAGGGCGTACATGTGCGAGGTCAATACCCGCACAGATGAAAAACATGGGAACATCTTGGAAGGAATACCCATTTTATACGATGTAGCAACAGACATCGGCGGCATGTGGAAAGAGATCATAGACAGAGGCGCACTCGATCAGGCAGACCTGAAAGATGTGCGTTTTTTAGTTAATCATGATGTTGACTCCATTCCGCTTGCAAGGTCCCGGAATAACAACGAGAACAGCACGATGCAGATGACTGTCGAAGAAGATGGCCTGCATATTCGTGTTGATTTAGATACAGAGGAAAACCCGAGAGCGAAAGAGCTCTATTCTGCGGTCAAACGTCAGGATGTATCGGGTATGTCCTTTATGTTTTCGGTCAAGGCTGATACGTGGGATGATTTGGACTCCGAATATCCTACTCGGCATATAACGGCCCTCGATAAGGTTTTCGAGGTGTCAGCGGTAACATTTCCCGCTTATGAACAGACTTCGATCAATGCTCGCTCGGTGGAGACCGGACAGGCATCGCTGGATAGCGCAAGACAGGCATTGGAGAGTGCAAGAAAAGTCGAAGAGCTTCGCAAGCAGATATTAGAGAGGTGTAAAAAATGACAAAAGAAATGAGAGAGATACTTGACGAGCTCTCCCAGATCGAGACACGCAATGCTGAAATCGCATCAGAAGTCGAGACAGCAGAGGCAGATGTACTCGAAGAGCGAGACAAGGAATCAAAAGAGCTTGAGGCTCGCAAGGCAGAGCTGATCGCTCGCAAAGAAGAACTCGAGGCTGAAGAAAGAGCAGCCAAAGAGGTCGAAGAGGCAGAAACAATAATCGAGGAAGTACAGCTTCCTAAAGAAGAGAGGAAAGAGACAATGGAAAAGATTTACGACACATCATCTGAAGAATTCAGAAGCGCATGGGTAAAAACCCTTCAGAACAAAAAACTTAACGAGGTAGAGGAAAGAGCATACTCAACAGCAGCTCCTAATGCAATCCCGACAATGGTTGCAGATAAGTTCTTTGAGAAGATCAAAAAGCTCGCTCCGATGCTTTCCGAGATCACTCTCATGCAGGTTGCCGGAAACATCAAGTTTATGGCAGAAGGCACAAGAAATGCTGTTACAGCTACTCACACAGAGAATTCTGCAGTAGATCCCGCAGCAGATACTGTTGTATCAGTTGAACTTGGCGGCAAGGAATTCATGAAAGTTATCAGAATCTCACAGGCAGCCGAGACGATGAGCATCAATGCTTTCGAGAATTGGCTTGTTGATATGCTTGCAGGCGATATCGCTCGTGCTATTGACTATTATGTAATCAACGACACATCAAACGGTATTGTTGCTATGGCTTCAACA